AGCACACCGCCGCCACCGGGCCACGCGGCGCCGTCGCCGGTCTCATCGGCATCATCGAGCAGGACGAGCGCATCGTGAACACCGCTCACAACGATTACCGGCAGCGCTTCGACGCCGCGACCACCGTCGCCGGTCAGATTTGGCAGTTGATCAACCATCGATCTTCCCCTGTTTCACCGGCACGTCAGCGTCCTCGTCATCCTCATCGTCGCGGTACTTGTCCGCTTCGCTCAGCGGCTCGTAGTCGACCGCGGCCCGGATTTCCTCGGGCGTGAAGATGAACTCGCCCGAGTCCTTCATCTTCTGGTTCGTGTCCGCCATCTTGCTGGCGCGATCAATCTTCTCGCCGATCGATGCCTCGGTCAGGTCGGCCCAGTCGATGAACCAGTCCTTCTTCGGCAGGATGCCGAACGACACGAGGCGCTGCACGAACAGCATGATGTTCGGGATCACCATCCCGTTGCGGCGCGCCATGGCTGTCTGAGACCACTCAGCCGCGTCTTCCGTGCTGGCCCGCTCGCCAGTCTGAGAGCCGACGAGGATCTTCAGCGGGATGCTAATCGAGGCGGCGAAGCTCTGCAGCGCAATGGCGAAGAAATGCTCGGGGCTGGGCAGCGTGACGCGGAGCGTCTTGGCCTGCATGCCCTGCACCATGAGCAGCTTGTCGAAGCCCTTCTGCCAGTCCTCGACCTGCTCGTTCATCTTGTCGGCGACTTCGTTGGGCTGCACGCCCATAGCCTTCGCCATCTCAGCGATCTTGGCTTCCTTGTCGACCTCTAGCACCGGGGCCGACTTGGCGTTCTTCCAGAAGCCCTCGCCACCGGCGCCGCTGATCTTTTCCAGCGTTAGCAGGTCGTTGTAGCCCGGCTCGAGCATGGAGCGGCCGTGCACGGTGCCGTCCCGGGACCAGATGATTACCCGGTCCGGGTGCACCATGAACTGGCGCTGCTGCTTCCGCTGGTTCTCGACCGCGGCTTCCGAGAACTGGAACATCTTGGGCTGGCCGTAGGTGTCCGACATTTCGTCGGTGTCCCACTCATTGACGGTCAACTGGCCTTCCCAGGCGGGGATGACCTCGACGAGGGCGTTCAATCCGCCCCCGACCGACTGCACCGGATCGCTGAAGCGCCGGCTGTCGGCGATGCGCAGTATCACCGCGCCATAGGCGCCCACCATCGAGCGCCGATCCGCCTCAGCGAAATGCTGCCACAGGCGCAACTCAGCGAAGCGCAGCCGCACCTGCTTTTCGAGTTCGGTCTCCTTGTCCTCGCCGCCGCTGCCATCGCGTTCGTGGTCAAGCAGGAACGGTTCGTCCTGCCACGACTTCGCGACGGTCTTCTCGACGCCGGCATGGCCGATGCCGTTGCGCAGGTACATGTCGAAGAGCTGCCTGAAGGCCAGCGTCTCGGGGTACCCGAAGTCGGCATAGTGGTTGTGCTTGGCGGCGAGGAAGAAGCCAGGGAACATGCCCCACAGCGTTCGAACACCGTTGTTCGCCACGAGGCGTAGAGCGTTCATCTATGCCTCGAGGTTAGGAACATGGCAGCAATCACGGAAGTGGGATCAACAAAGGTGAGCATCAGCCCGTCAGCGTGGTCGGGGCTAGAGATTCCGCGACGCTGCAGAGCCTCTTTCTTCTCGATCACGATCTTGCCGCGCTCGTTCCTGCCCCACTTCACGAGGGACAGTTGAACGCAAAGAAGATCCGAGTCCTTGTCCCCGCTGGGCAGGGCCAGTAGGTCGGAGACCGGGTGCTCCTTTCCGTCGGGCTTCCCCTCGAGAAACAGCACATGCTCATGGGTGCGCTGCAACGCAGTGCGGCATAGCCACCAGATTTCCGCCTTCTGGTTCCCGAACATCTCTTCCGAGGTTCGACCGTCGGGCCATATCCTGGTTGCCGATGGCGGCACGCCCGTATTGACCGGGGAGACGGTCAACTCATCCTCGTCGCGGTTCATCAGCGTAGACGCCACACCAGCGCCGACGCCGGGAGCATCGAAGTTCAGGGCTGTACAGCCATTGTCGGTCGCGACGGCAACGCCCCAATAGGCCGTCCCCGTCGTGTCCGGGCTACCCCGTGACACGGGGGGCAATACCACCGGCCCCTTGCGAGGCACGGCAACAGACTTCGCCTTGCCGGCACCGACATCGAGCCCGACCACCCCATCGTTAGACGGCATTAGCCTCGGCTCTAATTTTGCCAGCCGCTTGGCGCTCTCCACCCACAGGGCGGGAATACATATCCCCTCCACAGAGGCCGAATAGTCGATGTCGTACTCGCTGGCCCACGTCGTGGGGTCCGAGAAGCTCGCCTGCTTCGCTTGGGCCCATTCCTCGGTCTTCCGCGGGTCATCGCGCCAGTGCAGGCGGAATATCTGCTCCGGCTTCAGGATCGAGTGCCGCTTCCGGGCGAACAAGTTGCCCATGCCGTTGACGGACGAAACCCAGATCACGCAGTCGGTGTTGCCCGACAGCGCCTTCTCGACCGTTTCGGCATTAGGCACAAATGCCGCCTCGTCCACCACGTAGATGGACGATCGGCCACCGCGACCCATGTCCTCGCCACCCTCGCCCGAGATTACCGAACCGGTATCCGGGTTGACCAGGCGCATGTAGTTGTCGTGCTGCGCCCAACTGAAGCCTTCGGGCAGCAGTTCGGCCGGCTGGCGGCTCAGCATGATGCGGAGCTTCGCGAAGATGCTGTCCGGGTTGTCCTTCTTGTCGACGTAGTCGACCTTCCGGGAGCCGAATGTCGCCTTGAAGCCCGGCACGAACAGCCAGTGATGCAGCGCAAATCCGCCGCACAGGTACGTCACCCCCACGTCCCGGCTCTTCTCACCGAGACCTTCCTCGCCCCGCTGGTAGCGATCCTCCAGCCACAGGATGAACTCCCGCTGCTTGGGCCAGAGCCGGAACGGGACATATGCCCCGCCGGGCTTGCCGACGAGCCGCGGATCGTAGGTCCAGACGTGGTGATCGAACCAGTACAGGATATCGTCAGCGCAGCGCTGGCGTTCGGCTTCCCATCCGCCGCGCGCCTCTTCGATCTCACGCCGCTGCTTCTGCTGCTGCAGCGCCTCCCACAAGCCCGAGCTTTTCGAGAACTGGGTAGGCAGCTTCAAGAGCGGCAAGTTCATCGGGGGTCAGCCTGTCCAGATCCTGCGGCTTGAGCGTGATGACGGCGATCGCGCCGGAGTGATACTTCTTGTCGACGATCAGCCCATAGAGCTTGGCCTTGCCGAGACTGGCTTGCACCATCGGGCTCGATTGCTTCTCGGCCTTGGCGAGATCGCGGGCCTCGTCTAGTTCGGCGGCGATGGTCTCGATGGTCACTTCGACCTTCTTGGCGACCTTGCCCTGCAGTTCTTCGACCCGTGCGCGGATGCTGACTTTTGCTGACAGCCGGGATGCAGCGCCCCGGTCCGGCTTGTATCCTGCCAGCTTGTGCGCGTCGATCGCGCTCTTGCCCTGGGCAAGCGCTTGGGCGAAGGCCTCATGCCTTGCGTTGATGAGAACCGGCATTGGCTTTCTTACGCTTTCCGGCGACCTTCCCGTCCTTCACCACCCTGCCCGCGTCGATGACCGGCGGCACGTAGCAGGTGCGCCAGTGCATCTGGCCGCAGACCTTGCACTTGGGAGGGTTCATTCAAATCTTGCCCTCGATTAGCGCTTGGGCGAAGCTTCGTGACGCAGACAGGAGGGGGTGGCCATGACCGAGCGCGACGCTTTGGACGAAATCTACGAGCTAGCCACGGACATCGATGCCAGCATCTTGCTGGACTTCCACGGCATCAAGAGCACATGGAAGGAGCGGCTTGACGAAATGCGCGAGAAGCTGAAGCGGATTTTGGAGCTATCAGGACACGACGCCTAGAGGTGCGTTAGCGTGACTGGATTGGTGGCGAAACTGCCCGAATTGACCCAGCCTGTCGAACGACGTTCAACTAGCCGTGCGTTTCTGGCGAACAGTCATGCCCAGGGGACGACGCCCATCCGGTTTAGGTGGATGGCGATCACCCCTGCAGCATGATCCCGATACCGCTGAAATGTCGAGAGGTTGTAGCCCCGATCCCGACAAAGCCGGCGATCACCGATCCCCCTCGAGGCAGCGAGCACTGCTTCCACCAAGATCGACTGATGCATCGGGTAGGCGTCGGCCAGCTTGATCCACGGCCGGACCTGGCTGGTGCCCAACAGGATTTCATGGCTGCGGCCGATCTCTTCGGATGACGGACGGAACCTCGCTACCAGCCGGGAGCGCAACGTCGTCTCGCCTCTCCGCCTCGCTTCGACTTCGGCATGATGCTGTTCAGCCAGATCAGAGACGCTGTACTCATAGGCTGGGTATGCCGACTTGAGCCGCCGCTGTCCTACCGGCCCCGTGGTAGCGTTCAGCACGCGGAAGGCGAACGCCAGTTCCTGTCGCACGGCTTTGGCGGTCCAGAGTTCAAGCATCGAGTACGGCCTTCCAGAGTTGATCGCGGGCGACATTGGCGAGCACCCGCCGGCAGAGTTCAGACATGGCGACGTCACGGGTCTTGGCCTCGGCCGCGATCCTCGTTCGATCCTTGGCGGCGAGTATCACCTTGACCGGGCCATAGGAACGCTTGCCCTCGTCGGGGAGGCGGAACCCCCACTGGC